ACTGCAAATAACCAACGTTAATACCCCTAGCCAAACATTTGCTTCTCTCATTGTAGAATACCTCCTAGAGAACAAATGCTACCTACTGGTAGCATGTATTAATTATAACACTAATTTGGCTCTTTGGTCAAGTTAAAGCAATAATTATAAAAATCTTTTAAATATTAGATTAGTTAATGGTATAATGATATAACTATGGCACAATACAGAAACCCCGATGAATCACCAATTTCACCTCAGCCTACGGCTCCAGCAACATATAATCTTGGAAATATTCCACCATTAGTTAACTGGACAGTTGTTATTGGAGATAGTGCTTCTTTTAGAATTTATGTAGAAGATGATCTTGGAAATGAATTAGATTATACAAATGATGAAAGCGGAGATATTACTGGTTGGGATATTAAAGCAGATTTTAGACGGTACTCAGATAATATCGGAACCGACCTAATATTTAGCATAACTCCATATGCAACAGTATTTGATGATCCAGGAGAATTCACAGTAACCATATCACCAGAACAATCTAAACAATTAAGAACTGGTGACGTATTTGATGTTCAGTTAACCGACGCTAATCGTGTTTGGACGGTATGTCAAGGTGAAATGATTATGATAGGTGAAGTTACAGATCAGAGTTGATAAATGGCTACTACAAGAATCAGCAATATATCAAACCCCGTTTCTATTCAAGATATAAAACCAACAAAAACCCTCTCTAACATAAAACCATTTAATTCAACAGCCTCTAATGTTGCTTTAGGTACAGTTCTTGCTATTGCTACATTAACCAATACCGTCGCAGTTTCTGATTTAAAACCAATACCGTCAAATTTTCAAAAAGTAGATTATGCAAAAGTTATTACACCAACATCGGTTTTGCCATTTAGACTTACACTTACAAACATTGGCATTGAAGGATACAATCCAGCAAATCCTCCTGGAATTGGTATTCAGATAATTGGTTTCTCTAATTATATTCTTTAACATAATGATATAATATCCTCATGGCAAAGATATCAACCACCAACGTAAAGGCCCTGTTTGAAACAGGCGATAGACCAACTCAGGAAAACTATGAAGATTTAATTGATAGTACTTCTGCTAGGTCTACCGACTTAGGATCAGACGGTAATAACGAGTTAACAATTAATGGAATTGAAAACTCAACAGTGTTTGATAGTTTTACCGCAAGTGAATGGCGATCAATGAAATATATGATCTCACTCAAGCATGTAGCAGGCGGTGCAAATAAGTACGCTGTTACAGAATTAACAATATTGAATGATGGATCAGATGTATCTGTTAGTCAATATGGCACTATTGAAAATGATGGGAATATTGGCACCATCTCTGTTTCAAAGGCTGGAGACACAGTTTCACTGACTGTTGTCCCTGTGGGGGGAAGTACACCTATAACTCTACGCTACATGCGTATGGGATTAAAGGCCTAACTAAGGAGATAAAAGATGGCAACCGTAACAAAAGATTTTAGAGTAAAATCGGGACTGATAGTTGAGGGATCAACTGCGACCGTTAATGGAAAGAACGTAATCACAGCAGGCACAATAGATGCTAAGGGTGATTTAATTGTAGGTAGCGCAGACGACGCAGTTGCTCGTTTAGGAATTGGCACAAATGGTCAAGTACTTACAGCAAACTCATCTGCTACATATGGCGTTGAGTGGTCAGCCCCAGCAGCAGTTGGCGTATTTGGTTCAAGTATTGAGTTTGAAGGCGCAACAGCAGATGCATTTGAAACAACCCTTCAGGTAGTAGACCCAACAGCAGATCGTACAATTACACTTCCTGACGTATCAGGTACTGTAGTTACATCTGGAGATACTGGAACAGTTACAGCAACAATGCTTGCTTCAGATTCAGTAACCACCGTAAAGATTTTAAACGCTAACGTTACAGCAGCAAAACTTGCTTCAGATTCTGTAGAGACAGCAAAGATTGTTGACGCTAACGTAACTAACGCTAAACTTGCTGCAGATTCAGTTACAACAGCAAAGATTACAGACTCAAACGTAACAGCAGCAAAATTGGCTGCAGATTCAGTTACAACTGTAAAGATTCTTGATGCTAACGTAACAGATGCAAAACTTGCTGCAAACTCAGTAACAAATGCTAAGATTGCAGATTCAGCAGTAGACACAGCAGAGATTGCAAATAGTGCAGTAACAACTGCAAAGATTGCAGACCTAAACGTAACCACTGGCAAACTTGCAGATAGCGCAGTAACAACAGCAAAGATTGCAGATGCTAACGTAACAGAAGGAAAACTTGCTTCAGATTCTGTAACAACAGCAAAGGTTGCAGATTCTGCAATAACTTCAGCAAAGATTGCTAACGATACAATTGTAAACGCAGACATTAACTCTGCAGCAGCAATTGATCAATCAAAGATCTCAGGACTTACAACATCACTTAGCGAAAAATTAGCAACTGCTGGCGGAACAATGTCTGGCGCAATTGCAATGGGTACAAACAAGATCACAGGTCTTGGAGATCCAACATCTGCACAAGATGCAGCAACAAAGTCTTATGTAGATTCAGCAGCACAAGGTATTGATTGGAAAGCATCAGTACGTGCAGCAACAACTGCTAACGTAACACTTGCTTCTGCTCTTGAAAATGGAGATGTTCTTGACGGAGTAACTCTTGCTACAGGCAACCGTGTTCTTGTTAAGAATCAAACAACTGGTTCAGAAAACGGTATTTATGTAGTTAAATCATCTGGTGCTCCAGATCGTTCAACTGATTGTGATACAGCAGCAGAACTTACTTCAAATTTTGCGGTATTCGTAGAAGAAGGAACTGCAAACGCTGATCAAGGTTATGTATTAACTAATGATGGTGCAATCACAGTTGGAACTACAGCACTTACATTTACTCAGTTTACTGGTCTTGGACAAGTAACTGCTGGTACAGGATTAAGCAAAACTGGAAATACAATTGGTATTGACGCAACTGTAACCACAAATGATGGAACTCAAACTCTTACAAATAAAACATTAACAAGCCCAACACTTACAACTCCTGCTCTTGGAACTCCAGCATCAGGTGTTATGACAAACGTAACTGGTCTACCTATTTCAACTGGTGTATCTGGTCTTGGAACTGGTGTAGCAACATTCCTTGCAACTCCATCTTCTGCAAACCTTGCATCAGCATTAACTGATGAATCAGGTTCTTCAACAGTAGCATTTACTAACAGTCCAACTTTTGTTACACCAACTCTTGGTGCAGCAAATGCGACAAGTATTGCTCTTCCAGATGCTCTTGTTGGTTCTGCTCTTGCTACCGCATCAACTTCAGCAACAACAATTGATACATGGTCAACAGCAACATACTCAAGTGCTAAATATATCGTACAGATGAAAAAAGGTACTGATATTGAAGTAATTGAAGTTTTGGTTACTGTAGATGGATCAAATAACGTTTACTTGACAGAGTATGCAGATGTAATCAGTAACGCAGTATTAGGAACAACTGACGCCGTGTACAGCGGTGGAAACGTTCTTCTTCAGGTTACTGGCGCAGCAGCAGATACCGCTGTTAAAGTACACAAAGTTTATATTGAAGCATAACTAAAGAATAGAGGTTAGAAGTGGCAACAGTAAATAAAGACTTCAGGGTAAAGCACGGCATCAATGTAGCCGAAGGCGGAACTTTTGGATCAACAGTCACAGTTGCCACTCCTACTGAAAATACACATGCAGCAACAAAACTTTATGTAGACAGCAAGCCAGTTTTAGTTTCAACTGCTGCTAGCGCTCCAACAGATGCGGTTGATGGACAACTCTACATTGATACAGCAACAGATAGACTTGCATTTTATGTTGACGGACAGTGGTACACACTAGCATTATTGGAAGACACTGGGGATATTCCTCAACACATTCACGATACAGCAATTGGTGGAACTGGTCTTGTTGTAAGTACATTCGTTGATGCTGGTTTTTATTATGAAGCAGGAACTGAAGAAGATGCTGGCTTTTATAATACAAATAGTTGGGCATTAACGTATGATGGCGGAATTTCAACAGAAGTTTACAATTAAACTATCTGTTATAATATAACTAAGTATAAGGAGTAATAAATGGCAACTAGAATGCAACAGCGCAGAGGAACTGCATCACAGTGGATCTCTACAAATGCAGGAGCAGGACCAATCTTAAATGCTGGCGAAATAGGCTGGGAATCAGACACAAATAAATTTAAAATCGGTGACGGTGTAAATAACTGGACAAGCCTAGATTACTTTGCAGACGTTGACTCTACTGTTAACCCCGCTTTTGGTTCAAGCATTACTTTTGAAGGTGCTACAGCAAATGCCTTTGAAACCACACTTACAGTAACTGACCCAACTGCTGATAGAACTGTAACATTTCAAGATGCAACAGGAACAGTTGTTTTAAGAGACTCAACAGATACTCTTACAAATAAGTCAATTTCACTTGGTTCAAACACTGTTACATCAACTCTTGCTCAGTTAAATACAGCAATATCTGATGCAGATGTAGTCTCACTTACAGGAACAGAAACTCTTACAAATAAAACTTTAACAAGCCCAACTTTAACTACACCAAATATTGGAGTAGCATCTGGTACATCACTAACGCTAACTGGTGATTTAATAGTTCAAGGAACCACCACAACTATTGATTCAACTACAATTGCCGTTAAGACTGCTTTTGTTTTTGAAGGTGCAACAAACGATTCTTATGAAACCACACTTACAGTAACAGACCCTACAGCAGATAGAACAGTAACTATTCCAGATGCAACAGATACATTAGTAGGACGTGCGACCACAGATACTTTAACTAACAAATCAATCTCTCTTGCTTCAAATACAGTTACCTCAACTTTGGCTCAATTAAATACCGCAGTTTCTGATGCTGATGTAGCCTCTCTTGCAGGTTCAGAAACTTTAACAAACAAAACAGTTGCTTTAGGTTCAAACACAATTTCAGGAACTTTAGCACAATTTAATACCGCCGTCACAGATGCTGACTTTGCATCTTTAGCGGGTAGTGAAACACTTACAAATAAGACAGTTGCTCTTGGCTCAAACACAGTATCAGGAACAATTGCACAATTCAATACAGCAGTTACTGATGCAGACTTTGCCACACTTGCTGGAACAGAAACCCTGACAAATAAAACCTTAACATCACCAACAATGACTACACCCGCACTTGGTACCCCTGCTTCTGGTGTTCTTACAAATGCAACAGGACTACCAATATCAACTGGCGTAGATGGGCTTGGAACAGGAGTTGCAACTTTCTTAGCAACACCTTCTTCTTCAAACTTAGCAGCAGCAGTTACTGGCGAAACAGGTTCTGGTGCTTTGGTGTTTGCAACATCCCCAACATTGGTAACACCAAACATTGGCGTAGCATCTGGCACATCATTAACACTTTCTGGTGACTTAACAATTAACGGTACAACTACAACAATTAACTCAACTACCCTTACAATAGATGACAAGAACATTGTCCTTGGAGATGTTGCTACACCTTCAGACGTAACTGCAGATGGTGGCGGTATAACATTAAAGGGAGCAACAGACAAAACTTTTAACTGGGTAGACGCTACAGATGCTTGGACTTCATCAGAGCACATAAATCTTGCTTCAGGCAAAACACTAAAGTACAACGGAACTGATCTAGTTGCAGCACAGTCTGGCAACTCAGGTAAGTACCTTACTACAGATGGAACTTCAACTTCTTGGGGAACTATTTCAGGGTACTCAGCACCAACACTTGGTTCAACATCAATTGCATCTGGCGCAACTGTAACAACAATTGCAGGACTTACACTTTCAAATGCCACACTTACTGGTACACTTACAGCAGGTTCAGCAACAGGAACATCAGGACAGGTACTTTCTTCAACAGGTTCTGGAGTTCAGTGGATTACACCAGCAGGCGGAGCAGCATTCAGCGAATTTATGTTAATTGGTGCATAGTACTTTATAAAATACAAAGCACTAACTCTTAACTAGAGACTAAGACGCCTTAAACAAGCGTCTTTTTCTTTTTAATTCTATGATATACTTAACACTACTTTGGATTCTGCAAAGTACTTATAATATTAATAGAAAGTTGGAACATAAATGTCGGATATCTTTTCTTTTCGTTTGTCAGATGAGTTTGTAAATAAATATACTGAGGTACCAGCCCCATTTGGCTTTTCAGATGCTGGATCAAACTCTTTAGGAGAGATCACCTTTATACGTACATACTCTAGGATGAAAGAAGACGGTACAAAAGAAAGATGGCATGAGGTTTGCAAGCGGGTAATTGAAGGAATGTATTCAGTACAAAAGAATCACGCTAAAGACAACAGACTTCCATGGAATGATAATAAGGCTCAAAAATCTGCTCAAGAAGCCTTTCAAAGAATGTTTGAATTAAAGTGGACTCCACCAGGTCGTGGCCTTTGGGCATTTGGCACCCCTATGACTATGGAGAAGCGTAACTCTGCTTCCCTTCAAAACTGTGCAATGGTCTCTACTCGTGACATTGATCGCAATGATCCTGGAGCATTATTTGCTTGGGTTATGGATGCTTTAATGTTAGGTATTGGTGTGGGGTTTGATACCGTCGGTCAAGACAAAGAAATGCCTATATACGCTCCAACAGAGCCAGAAAATATATGGGAGATCCCAGATACTCGTGAGGGGTGGGTTGACTCAGTAAGAATGCTTTTAAATTCATACCTACGACCTAATCAGGCTATACAGAAGTTTAACTATGACCTTATCCGTCCACTAGGAGCACCCATAAAGGGCTTTGGTGGGGTTGCTAGCGGTCCAAAACCTCTTATTGCATTACACAGTAAGATAGACAAGGTAATTGGCGGGAGATCAGGAGAAACTCTTGATTCTCGTGCAATAGTAGACATTGTAAACCTTATTGGTACATGCGTTGTTTCTGGTAATGTTCGTCGTTCCGCTACCTTGGCTTTAGGAAATGCTGAAGATAAAGATTTTATTAATTTAAAAAATGCAGAGGTTTTTCCAGATAGAAACTCATTTGATTCCGAAAATCCAGGATGGGCTTGGATGTCTAATAATTCTATCTCTGCAGAAGTTGGAACAAAGTATGAAGACTATGTTGATTTAATTGCAGACAACGGCGAGCCAGGATTTATTTGGCTAGATGTTGCTAGAGATTATGGAAGATTAGCGGATGCTCCAGATTATAAAGATTCTCGTGTTATGGGATTTAATCCTTGTGCTGAGCAGCCGTTGGAAAGTTATGAGTTGTGTACACTTGTAGAAGTTCATTTAAATCGTCATGAAGATAAAGAAGATTTTTTACGTACATTAAAGTTTGCTTATTTATACGGTAAAACTGTTACGCTTATGCCAACACATTGGCAAGTCACAAATGGAATTATGCAACGCAATCGTCGTATTGGAACATCTCTTACAGGCATTGCATCTTTTGCGGATAAAAAAGGTATGCCAGTAATTCGTGAGTGGATGGACGAAGGGTATAAAAAGATTCGTTCGTATGATCATACATATTCAGAATGGCTATGTGTACGTGAGTCAATTCGTGTGACTACCGTTAAACCTTCAGGATCTGTTTCGTTGTTATCTGGTGCAACACCAGGAGTTCATTGGGGTCCAGGTGGAGAGTTCTATCTTCGTGCTATAAGGTTTGGTAATACAGATCCAATGGTGCATTTATTTAAAGCAGCAGGGTATAAAATTGAAGATGACGTAGTATCAGCAAACACTTCAGTAGTGTATTTCCCAGTAGCATCTGGACATCCTCGTTCTGAGAAAGATGTAAGTCTTTTTGAAAAGATTGGTTTGGCTGCTACCGCTCAAAAGTATTGGTCTGATAATGGAGTATCTGTAACTTTATCATTTGACAAGGAATCTGAGACCAAGCACATTGCTCCAGCATTACACATGCATGAAGGTCAATTAAAGGCAGTTTCATTTTTACCTATGGGTAATAAAACTTATCCACAGCAACCATATACAAACATTACAAGAGAAGAGTATAACTCTTATGTTGGTAAAATTGGTAAAATTGATTGGTCTGCTATTTATGATGGCAAGGATAATCTTGATGCAGAGTCTGAAAAGTATTGCTCAACAGACGCTTGCGAAATCAAACTATATTAGTCTTCATCCTGCTATAATAAGGGGATAGGAGAAATATGTCTACCCCATCAAATTTATATGCAGAAAAAGTATATTCTGAGCATCCACTAGTTTTGTGGGCATTAGACGACACCATTGACTATAAAAGTTTAATTACTGAAGCGCAACGCAATCTTACAACCTTGTGGGCAAAGACAAACTGCGTAGTTGCAGCATCAGCCGAAGATTTAGATGAACCATTTTTAGATAGCAGTTTATCAAGAATTAGAGTTAATGTTCCAGTAACAGAAACACTTGAAGCATCAGTTGTTAGCCCAAATATACTTAATATCAACACTCTTGCAGATCTTGGAACATTTAATATTGGATCATACTTTTACTCAAATAGCGTTTATTTGCAAAGTGTTTCTATAGGTTATGAATATACAGATCCAGCCACATCAACCATAGTTCAAAATTTAAAAACATTTACTAGCACACTTTATCAAAAATGGGGATTTATTTCTGAAACTTTTGAAATTCCAAATGTTTCTGCACAATTACGAATTGTTGTTAAAATTAAAATTTTTGAAGGTTCAGGAACATCAGCAGAGAATGAGTTTTATATAAATGGCATTACTTTTGGGCAATGGAATGAAGAATTTAATACATACTCTTTAAATGGAATAAAAGAGACCACTGTGCCAGCAACGGTAAGCATCTATGGCGGATATGATGCAGTAGAGGCACAAGCATATGGAGTTGCAGAAGACTCTGGATACTATATTACTGAAGGTGGTTTAAAGTGTAAAAATGCTGGCATTCCTTTAGTTTACGGTGCAAGCGGAGTAACAAGATTAGAACCAAATACTGACGCATCTTTAATTCTTCCAGGTAAAGGATTTTTAAATAAAAAGGGCCAGTATAACGACTACACAATTGAGTTCTGGGCAAGAATAGCAGTAAACACATCTACACCATTTAAAATATTTGGACCAATATCGTCTGAAGATGGCTTGTATGTTGAAGACGGATTTTTAACATTAGTTATTGGCGATCAGTTTTCATCACACTTTGTTGGTGAATGGTTTAGACCGATGCTTATCCATATTCGTTTAATTAAAGATTCTGCATCTTTATTAGTTAATGGTGAAGAGGTTTTATCATTATCTTTAGATACCGCCAATCTAACTCTTCCAGAAGAACTTGACAATAGCGGAGACAATCAAGACTGGGTAGGATTCTATGCAAGCAATACTGTGTATCCTTTTGAAATTGACTGCGTTGCTATATATTCTTATCAGGTTCCAGTTACAGTTGCAAAACGCAGGTGGGTTTATGGGCAAGGAGTTGTTTCTGCAGAAGGCATAAACTCATCATATGGAGGAACAACCGCCTTTATAGATTATCCATTTGCAAATTATACGGCTAACTATAATTATCCAGACTTTGCTGGTTGGGATCAAGGAAGTTTTGATAATCTAGCAACTAGTCAAACAAATTTAAGAACACCTGAGTATTCCTTACCAGAAATATTCCTAGGCACTAAAACATTACAAGAATTATATGATGCAAATAAAGACATACAAGATAACGAGTCTGGCCCTGTTATTAGCGATAGGTTTTTATCTTTTAGACCTAATAATACTTGGAACTCCGTTGAGTCATACATTAACTTTTCAAGATTTAACCTATTATCAAGCGAAGTTGAAAGTTGTTATGGAGTATTTAGTTCTAATAACTTAGCATCAGATGAAATATTATTTAAAATATACAACCCTTTAAATAATAACTACTTTACAATTCTTAAAGACGGAAATTTAATTAAATATTCCTTAACTTATAACGGAACTACGCAACTACTATTTACCTCTACCGCAATAACTTCCAACAGTCTTTTTGCAGTTGGATTTAATATAAAAACATTATCAGAAAAATTTGGTAGTAACATGAGTTCTTTTTTTGGAAATCAGAGTTCTCTAAAGATGTATGTGTGCGGGGATAACTCTGGAGAATACACCTTTACAGGAAGACTTTATTCTATTGGACTAGGAACAACTTTAAATTCTACAAAAATAACAAACTATATTGATACAAACGGTTTTATTGAATTAGACAAGGGTCAGCAGTTAATTGATCACACAGCCAGTTATACAGTCCTTCCTTCAGAAGCATATGAGAAGTATTTCTTAGATATAGGAGTTGCAGGGTACTGGCAAGACTACCTACCCCTTTCTTACTTTGCTCAATTTGTAAAAAATAGCAATGATGAAGAATTTTATGAAATAGATTTTTTACAATTCAACTTAGGATATCCAACAACAACCACTCTACAGCAGGAGTCTGGAACATCCTCTTCTTACTATAATACAAATGGTGCACAAATAAAAAGTTATGTAACATTTCAGTATGTTGCGGATGGGGCAAATACACCCATTTCTTTTGCCAATGAGGAACCACCAAATGAACATAAAGTCCTTGACTTAAATGATTATGAAAACTGGGAAACAACAAGGTTTGAAATTTTAAACAATACCTTGATTTATCCAATTAAAACTATAGACTTTAATCAATTTGCAATTGTCTACAGTCTTGAATTTAACAGTCGTGGAGTTTTAACGAAGCCAATATTATTAAACAAGTTACAGTTGGCTTCTCAAGCATTTAATGATAACTCCTTTAATCCAGTAGGAACAAGATTTGGAGTAGATTTATTTCCATATAAAAAGAACGGGATTTATTTTGATTACAAATCTAAAAATCCTTTTAGTATATATAAAGAAAGCACCCCATATTTATATTTAACAAAAACATCTGGAATTGAAGTACGTGGTGAAATAAATATTCTAGAAAATCGTGGATTAAATCTTCCAATTAACAAAGAATTAGCAACAGACTATAAAGTAAGTGCTATGCAGTTGTGGCTAAGATATGATCAAGACACATTTCCAACAACCGCAACAGAGATTTTTGAAATTAATCATAAAGGAGGAACCCTTAAGTTTTATCTACAGGCAAACAGCGCAGACCTAGATAGGGGCAGAATATTTGTTTTGAACCAAAACGGAGTTCCCTACAATGGTGTTGGATTTTACTTAAATGGTAGTCTGGTAAGAGAGCCAGTTCTATCCCTTAAAGAATGGTCTTCAATAGGAATAGCATTTTTAGCCTCTCTTGTCTATAATTCATATCTTGGAAGCATAAACTTGACGGGACCAATATTATTTAATAACATTGCATATTATCAGGCAAACAGTCTACAAGAGGTTGAAAGCAGAACACTAAGAACTTGGTTCCAGGTATTAACAGACGGAATTACAACAAATGACTGGCAATTTTGGTCCAGTAACTTTACCTGGGATGGAATGTTAGTGATAGGATCATCAGAGTTCTATGGAATTAACCCCTCAGATATTTATAAGACATACATAGGCACAAATAAGATAATTGTTGATGACGGAGAAGGCTTAGTCTACCAACCTGAAAAATTAAATATATATGCAGGTACAGAGTGGTCAACTAACGTCTCTACACCAGTATAGTCTGATATACTTATGGTTATGGAATCCTTAATTAATCCAAAAACTGGTAAGCCTTATGTTAAAAATGTACGTCGTCAGGTAATAGACAAGCACTATGACTGGGGTCTTTACGTATATAAGACATCCGCTGGTAAATGGTTTACAGACGAAGAAGGCTCAGTTTTAAATATACCTTCAGACCGTGGAGACATTACAAAAATTGCAGAGTTAAAAAAGGTTGCAATACATCACGGAGATGATGGACTTGGTACAGCAGTATTTGTACCAGGGCTAACCCAGGTTAGTGAAGAAGAGTATTCCGAACAAAAAGCAAGATTAAAAGAGGGTTTAATTCCTTCAATGAATGACTTAGGTGCTTGGCATGCAGCACAACAGACATTAGAGAAACATGGAAGAGGGGCAATGGATGAGTGACGAACAGTATATCCGTGCAAGTCTTAATACAGAAGAAAAAGAAGACAGCATTTTTAAATCGCATGACCCATTTAACAAAACTTGGGATGTTTTAAAGGATTATGTTGGGCTTGATCAAAACTTTCGTCGTAGAACAACTCGTAATTTAACAAAATACGCTGCACCAGAATTTAATGAGGCATACTTAGACGCAGCAAACGCAACCCCATCTGGAGTAAATGCGGGATCTAAACAAATCAATCCAGGCACGGTATATAGAAATGGTTATGGACTATTTGACGTAATAACCCCTCCATATAACATGTACGAATTAGCCAACTTCTATGACACATCATTTGCTAACCATGCTGCTATTGACGCTAAGGTAGAAAACATTGTAGGTCTTGGGTATCGTTTTGATATTTCAGACAGAACGCTATTAAGGTTTGAAATGAACGAAGATGCAGGTGCTGTAGACCGTGCTCGTAATCGTATTGAAAGAGCCAAGATCCAATTACGTGATTGGCTAGAAAATTTAAATGATGATGACAGTTTTACAAAAACAATGGAGAAGGTTTACACAGACCTTCAAGCAACAGGTAATGGATTTATTGAAGTAGGAAGAACAACTGCTGGAGAGATTGGTTATGTTGGCCATATTCCAGCAACCACTGTCCGCATACGACGCTTACGTGATGGGTTTGTGCAGATTATTGGTCAAAAGGTGGTTTACTTCAGAAACTTTGGAGCAAAAAATGCAAACCCTATGGGTACAGATCCACGCCCTAACGAGATCATTCATTTAAAAGAGTACTCACCTTTAAATACATTTTATGGTATTCCAGACATTATTGCAGCAATGCCATCTCTTATCGGAGACCAACTTGCCTCTCAGTATAATATTGACTACTTTGAAAACAAGGCTGTTCCAAGATATGTTGTAACCCTAAAGGGTGCAAAACTTTCAGGTGATGCTGAAGATAAAATGTTTAGATTTTTACAGACTGGGCTTAAGGCTCAATCACACAGAACTCTTTATATCCCGCTTCCTGGAGACACAGAAGGAAATAAAGTTGAGTTTAAGATGGAACCAATTGAAAATGGCATTCAGGACGGCTCATTTAAAGAGTATCGCAAACAAAACCGTGATGATATCCTAATTGCTCATCAAGTTCCTATTTCAAAACTAGGTGGTGCAGACTCTGGAGGCATTGCAGCAGCACTTTCTCAAGACCGCACATTTAAAGAACAGGTTTCTCGCCCAGCACAAAGACATTTAGAAAAGGTTGTAAATAAAATTATAAGGGAAAAGACAGATATTCTTGAACTTAAGTTTAACGAATTAACTCTAACCGATGAAATTGCACAATCTCAAATTCTTGAAAGATATGTAAAGACTCAGGTTATGACTCCAAACGAGGCTCGTGAAATGTTAGACTTGCCACTAAGAGCAGATGGAGATACTCCATTTGTTATGTCTCCAAGACAAGCAACCGATGCTAGAGCAAATTTAGCAGGGGATCGTCAAAGGAATTCAGAAAGAACAAATAACAATTCTGATTCGCCAACTACAATATCTGGACGCAATGCACAGGGTGAAGGCAGATCGTCTCAATAGTTGAGAAATTTCTTTAAAGCGGTGCTATAATTATAACGTTATGTTAATAAATAAGGCTCATTGGGAAACTAAAGGTGACAGTGTTCGCCTTTCAATGCCCATCGGAAAAGTAGATGTTGAGCGCCGTATGGTGTCTGGTTTTGCAACCCTAGATAACGTTGATCGCCAAAATGATATTGTAACAACAGAGTCTAGTATAGACGCTTTTAAGAATTTCCGTGGTAATCTTCGTGAAATGCATCAGCCAAGTGCTGTTGGTAAAATTGTTTCTTTTAAAGAAGATAAGTATTTTGATCCAAGCACTAAAAAGTTTTATAGCGGAGTTTATGTTTCTGCTTATGTTTCAAAGGGTGCACAGAATGCATGGGAAAAAGTTTTAGATGGAACCTATACTGGTTTTTCAATAGGTGGAAACATTAAAGAATGGGATGACGCTTACGACGAGAAAATAGATAA